CTAATGGAAGAGTATAGAGGACAAAGACAAGATTTCAATGTATGGGTGCCTCAATTGGATGGTACACCCGAACATAGTTGGATTGATAATACAAAAGTACCAAAGCACGAATACTATAATAGATTACAAAGATGTTTAGTTGGTATCCAAATGAGACAAACCAATTATGGGTGGAGTGTAGCAGCTACGGATTGTATGATGAATGGTACACCAATGATATATCAGGAATCAGATTGTTATAGAGAAATTGAGCCTGATGGTATGTTCTTCAAATTCAAAAAAGATTTATTTGAGATGTTGGATAAGTTATTGGATAATGAAGAGTTCAGACAGGAAAGAGAGGTTATGGCTATAAATCGTTGTGGTGAGTTATCAAAAAACAATGATGTTATGTTACAACTATTGCATAATAAACTAACAGATAAACAATAAAATATAATGGCATTTTTTGAAACAGAAAAAGTAAATAATGTAGAATCCACTCATAGTTTATGGGTTGAAAAATATCGTCCAAAGGTATTGAATGAATATATTGGTAATGATTTATTAAAAGAAAAGGTAGAGGGTTATTTAGAAAGAAATGATATTCCACATCTATTACTTTATGGTAAAGCTGGTACTGGTAAAACTACATTAGCCAAAATCATAGCAAACACAATTAAATGTGACTTTATGATTATCAACGCATCGGATGAAAATGGTGTAGAAACTCTACGTGTTAAAATTAAAAACTTTGCAAGTGGTGTTGGTTTTGGTGGTTATAAGATTATTATTTTAGATGAGGCGGATTATTTAACACCAAATGGCCAGGCGATTCTTCGTAATGTAATGGAAACGTTTAGTGCACATTGTCGTTTTATCTTAACGTGTAACTACCACGAAAAGATTATTGAACCGATTATTTCTAGATGTCAAACATTTGCAGTAATCCCACCATCAAAGAAGGATGTTGCAGTTCATGTTAGTAATGTATTAACCAAAGAGGGTATTACATTTGATATTAAAAATTTGGCAGAAATTATCAATCAGTATTATCCTGATATTCGTAGGGTTATAAATACTTGCCAACTACAATCATCGAAAGGTGAATTAAAAATTGATACTCAAACTTTAATTCAATCGGATGTTAAATCCAAATTAGTTGATTATTTAAAAGCTAGTGATGATAAACGTAATACATATTTAAATATTAGACAATTGGTATTGGATAACAGATTAAATGATTTTACGGAGTTATATGCATATTTGTATGAAAAGGTAGATGATTATGCAGCTGGTAATACGGCTAGTGTGATTCTATCATTAGCAGAAGCTCAATATAGAGATTCTATGGTAGTAGATAAAGAAATCTGCTTTATGGCAGGAGTTATAGGTATAATTGGAATTATTAAAAAATAAATTATGGAAAACACAGAAACAGCAAAACCTATCGGTGATAGAGTTTTAATTGAGATTGAAAAGCAGGAAAAATCGGTAGGTGGTATTATTCTACCAGAAACCGCACAATATGGTGAAAACAAATTGGGTAAAGTAATATCAGTAGGACCTGGTGTATTTACACAAAACGGAACTCGTATCCCTATGACATTGGAGGTTGGTAATAAAGTATTACTACCACACAATAGTTATGATACACAAACTATTAAGTTAGCTGGTAAAGATTATATCTTATTGCGTGAGCAAGAAGTTTTAATGGTGATACGATGATAGGTGGTAATTTAGGAAAACCAAACATATCACAAGCAAAGGATATGGCTTGTGGGAATTGTGGAGGTGATACTTTTGCAATTGGGTATAAGTTTAAAAAGATGAGTAAGTTACTCACAGGAGCAGCATCGGATGAGATTATCCCATTTGAAATCTATTTATGTGTAGAATGTGGAGAACCATTGGAAGAGTTGTTACAACCTGAATTAAGAAAACCAAAAGAAAATGGCGAAGGAAAAAACCCGCTTGGGCTTATTTGACCACATATCGGCAGTAACGGAGAAGCAAGACCCTAATTATTTTAATACAATATCGGTAGAAGATAAAAAGACTTGGACTAATTATCTTATCTTCCGTTACTTATCAATGAATTATGAATTTGTAGAATTTTTGGCTGAAATACAACCATTGGTTGAAACATTAGAGGCTGAACAATTCTATAAAGTTATGATAGATGTAATACCAAAGAAAAAATATTATCTAAAATATATGAAGGGTAAGAAATCTGCTGATTATGAAAAATGGCTAATTGAATTAGTAGCAAAAGATAATCAGGTATCTACATTACAAGCCGAAGAATATTTGGATATTTTATATTCTACCAAAAATGGGAAGGGTGAAATACTAAACCTTTGTCAAAAATACGGAACACCAGAAAAGGAAATCGCTTCCTTAAAACTTAAAATTTAATATCGTTTTATGATTTCTCCTATATTTATTTATGGGAGAAATTATGAGACTAATTACATCAATATTGTTGGTGCTATTACCTATTATGGGTATGGCGCAAAATACAGAGCCAGTTTTTGTTGAAAAAGTTGTTAATAGTGTTCAGATAGGACCTTTAACAGGCAACAAAAACCTGGCTTTTGGTGTAAAAAATATCTTACAGGAATTAGTACAAGAGAACCATCCTTTGATGGAAACCATAGATGAGAACACAATCGTTCTTAAAACAGAAATCGTTTTCTTCGATATTCTAACAACCAAAAAAAATATATCAGTTTTTCATTCAGACGAAACTGAAGTAGTTATACGAATAAAGGGTACGCTTTACAAAAACGGCAAGAAATTAAAACAATTTTTAGCAGAAGAAAGTTCATCCGAAGTATCTACTAGTACATTATTAGTTAATGAAGGTGGACAATTCAACCAACAATCTGCACGAAACGCGATTAAAAAGACTTGTGAAACCTTAATCAAAAAACTATTATAATGAAAAACTTATTATTCGGATTGGTGTTGTTTTTAACATCATTTGTGTCTTACGGACAATTAATCATTAACCAAGAGGTAGTAAACTCAAAACCTTACAGAGTTGGTGATACACTAACGATAAGATATAACATTATCAAAGGAACTACAAACCCTAGATTCCTTTGGATGCGTTATCAATACTCAAACAAACACTTACAAAAATTAGGTCCTACTGTATTTTCACAAGGACAAACTGCTCAAAACTTTGAAGCAACTTGGCCAAACTATATGTTTACTCAAAACCCAGTAATTGGAGTTGGTGAGTTGGATAAACAATATGCTTCAACACCTTGGAACTATACACAAAACAATGATTGGATAGCAAAACAATTTACAACTCAAAGAGCAGATGCGGTAATTGATGGTTTGTGGGCAACTGAAAGATTCATCTTATTGGAAAATGCAAATTATCAGGGCATACACAAATTAGATTTGGCAACTGCAACTGGAACAGATGATGCACCGATTGCACCAATTGGTTCTCAAGTTCTTCAATTATCATTTGCAGCTGGAGATGTAAAATACGTTTCGGCATTTAGAGTGAAGGTTGGTTATCCATCTAACTTTGATATTACATCATTATCAGTTCAAATCCAACCCCTAAACGGAGATGGAACTACAAACTGGAATATTCCACCATTAGCAAAGAAGGCATTGAACTCTGGTGGACAAGCTGATTTTGAACAATTCAACATTGGTGATACATTTGGTGTATATATTGTACCAACTTTTGGAGCAAGTTATTTAAACAACGTAGTAACTGTAACCGATGCGTATAGAGCATTTTTAGCAGTAACTGATGTTGGATTAAATGGAACATCAACAATATTTGGATTTCCATCATTAGAGAAAGCAATTGGTAATGTAACACTTGGTGATGGTGATTTTAATACAAACGATGCTTACTATTTGTTTGCACACATTTTAGGACAAGATGTATCTTCAAAAGCAAGAATAACAAAGCAAAACGCAACGGCTCTTAACTTTATATCCGTAAAACAATCGGCATATCCTACCCTTACACCTGCTCAATCTAATAACGTAGTTACCTTAACAGCGGCAAACCAAACAGAGGTATTCTCTTACGCATTCGGTGGTGATTTGGATTTCTCACATTCATCTAATC